ATCAATTGAATGGTTTGGTTGTAGCCCAGATGGTTTAGTGGGTGATGGGTTGATGGAAATTAAATGTCCAAATACTGCTAATCATATTGATTATTTATTGGCTGGAGTTCCCCCGGCAAAGTATGTCCCACAAATGCAGACACAGATGGCTTGCACAGGGGCTAAATGGTGCGATTTTGTATCATTTGACCCTAGGCTACCAGATGAGTTGCAATTGCTTGTAGTGCGCCTGAATCGGGATGATGCATATATTCAGGAAATAGAAGCAGAAGTTCAGCAGTTTTTAGAAGAAGTTAAACAAGTTTATACACAATTGAAAGAGAGAAGTTATGGGCATTAAATATGATTGCATTGTCAAAAATGGCACTTACACAGACAAAAGTGGCAATGAAAAGAACCGCTGGTCAAAGATTGGGGTTTGTGTCGAAACCAAACAAGGTGGATTAGCCATTAAATTAGAAACTGTGCCTGTAGTCTGGGATGGTTGGATTTCTTTGGCAGAACCAAAACCAAAAGAATCCGGGGCTGGCAATCCTGTGCCTAGTGGTGCTGGATTAGGTGGGATTGAAGAAGATATACCATTTTAATGCTGTTTAGCAGATAGGACTAATACTTCACGATTCTGCCGACAGCCCAGAATATCCTATCAGGCTGTCAATACTTTTCTTGCTTGTTCAATCTTAGCAATTCGATCATCTAAACCATTGAACCCACCATTAATGCGCTTGGTCATTTCTTTGTAGTCCCGCATATCTGCCAAAGCATTTAATCCCTTTTTATTCCAGAACCAGCCAGCAGATAAAGCCGCATAAGGCATTTCCATTAAAAGGTCTGGATCGGCTATTAAATCAATATTGAGGGCATCTGATAAAGTCTTATATAAATCCTTGCCTGTGCATTGGATCAAACCCCTACCCCGGTATTTCCAGCCATCACCAGATTCTTCATCGCCATTGCCCATTCGATTGGCATATATTTTGCTGGCTATGCGATCAGGCTGGTTAGCATATTGATTGGCAATCTCATCTGTGGGGAATCTTGATCCCCAAACTGCTTTTAGCCCATTTGCTGAATAATGCAAATTTTCTTGTAGCGATTTTAGGCAATTAGATTCATGCATTAACTGACCAAGAAATGCGGCTTGGCGATTTGTATTGTCTATAGAATACTTATCACAAGTTTTTTGTAGCCAAGGCAACCAATCAGGGTTAATACCTAGCTTTGCTAACTGCTCAGATGTCATTTGATTGCATAAGTTTCATTAATAAATTGCTGGAGTTCAGTTAGCATTAAGGTTGTTTGACTGCATTGTTGAGCAAGTAAATTGTAGGCGGCTGTTCCATCAGCAATTTGCTTGGTAAGGGATATGCCGGGCAATTGGCTGGAACTGGGTTGGCGCACCCCATTAGCATAATACTGGCGCAAAAGAGCAAGTTTAGCGGTATATTCATCTTCTGTGGCTTTCTTTACAAGTTCATGCTGTTTTTGGATTGATTCGACTTTCGCTTCCTGTTCTTTGGCGGCAATTTGGACTTCATTTTTGTATGCCACATATTTACTATAACCAGCCCAATAGCCACCACCGAAAACCACAGATACAGCCAAAGCAAGAAGTGAAATTTTGACATAATCTATCATCTGTCATCCAATGGTTTGTTTGTTAAAAAGCGCAAAATAGCAACAACAATGCCAATAATAATATAGCCAAAACCATAGTATCTAGGGTCAATAAAATTTTGAATATAAGAGAAATTATCAAATAAAGCACCAAATACCACAAGGGCAAAAGAAAACCACATAGTTCGGGACTTCATTGCCCCATTCATGTTTCGCTTCATTTCCAATGAGTTTTAATAGTATCTATAATAAAATAAACAACACCAATCACTCCAGAACTAAGTAATCCAATAAAAGTTTTATCGATTACAGCCTGTCTAAATGCCGCTTTTTTAGCTTCAGCTTCAATCGCCAATCGAACCCATTTGATTTCATCATCAGATAATGGATGAGCCGATTCTGCTATAACTTCTTTCAAAAGGGTTTTTAATTCTTCTTTATTAAATTCAAAAGCCATAGCAATTCCAGATAATAGGTTAATTAATCAATCTTGTCTTATCTGGTTAGAGGAATTTTACCACTTCTTCAGGCAAAACAAAGGCATCAAGATTATATTCGGTGAAATCCCACCATAAAAATTGATTTGTGGCTAAATAATCCCTGCTTTTTAATAAATTAATATTTTCTGAATGTCCATAAATCAATGGATCAGATACCGACCATAAAACAATACCGGGCTTTTTGCAGTCCCATGCTAAATGCTGAAAAAAACTGTCACAGCCAATCCATGTCCGACATTCGGCTATTAATTCTTTAAGTCTGGCAATTGGTAGGTTTTTGCAAAACTCTGGCACAAGCTGTTCTTCGCCATCAATTCCAACCTGAATAATTGGCTCATCTATTAATTTAATTAATTCTTTCCAATAAGGATAGTTTTTGGGATTTTGCTTGCCATTAACCAGCTTTTTAGAATATGGGGAAATCAAAATCATAGATACAGCTTTCTATAAGCATTTTCTAAACTGTCTTTCCAATCCCATTGGCACATCTTTTTATATATATTCCATTGATCTATATCACCAAATAAGGCTTGAGCTTCGGCTATCGATTTTCCGGGAACAATCTCAGGATAGCAAGTAAAGACGATAGGATTAAAAATTTCAGGAAGTATATGGCTGAAAACAATATGGTCGCCAGCGCCACAATTAAGAACCACAATGGTAGAACTAGAAAGTCCAACAATATTTCTAAAAATAGTTTCATCATGGGCGAACATTTCTTGTTTGGATTCACTTCGGATGCCCCCTTCTGGGTTTTTAAGATGCCAAGTTATAGCATTTGGAATTGTAAGAATTTTGTATCCTTTTTGATACAAACCATAAGTAAATAAGGTTTCTTCCCTATGAGCCACTCTGGATAGTCCAAGGTTATAGTCATGGATGCCAGCCCGGTATAAAAATGAACAATGCAGATGCTCTACTTCTTTAGTAACATTTATGTTACCCCATTGAATATTTGGTTCTTTGTCTATATCCGAAATTTTGCCTGTAGATTGAGTAGTGTCAAAGATTTTTGGCATAGTAAGAATTGAACCGCCAATAGCCCCGACTGTAGTATCAATGCGACTACAAAGTTGTTCTAAGACATTAGGCTCTGGAATAGCATCATCATCTACCCGCCAAACCCATTCATAGCCCATTTCATTGGCTTTTTGATGAATATGGTGTTGTCCTTTTTTTTCGGCATAAACCCATTCCCAAGCAATTTTTTTGTAATCAAGGATTTGAAAGAAATGTTGATACATTGCTACATTTCTCATATCTTGGGGTTCATCATTGTCATCAAAGATTACCAGCTTATCTGGCAATCTAATCTGATTCATAATGGCATTAAGAACTAATGGCAAGGTAGTTTGGTATCTACCTCTAGTAGCTACCGAGCATAGGATTTTAGGCATCATATCTACATAGCATTAGGTTGCATCGGTTTTTAGGTGTAACTTCCTGCAACACATCTGTTATTTTTCCAGCTTCATTTATATAAGCAAAAGTAAATCCGGGGAAGTCGGCTTCTGTAAGCCCATGCAATTTGTGATGCTCACCCCAAAAGCCTTTTGGTTCATTGTGTGGCACAGTAATTAATAATCGCTTACAAGAATTTTGTAGTTTTTTTACCACATCTAAACCATTATCAAGATGTTCAATAACTTCAAAAGCAATTACAGTATCATGCTTTTCCATTTGCATCTGGTTGATGTCGGCTTGTAAAAAGAATTTGTTGTCGCCCCATTCTTGCTCTTTTGCAACAGAAATAATAATAGGATCATAATCGACCCCATAATATTTCATGTCTGCTGGAAAGAATTGGCATCCATAACCAGTTGAACAACCAATTTCTAAAATGGAATTGCCATATAAGTTTTGATTTGCCCAAAGATACCGAGTAGTTTCTCTAGGCAATACTGGATCACCTTTTAGGAATACCGCCCTTTCATAGTTATTGGTGAGCCGCCACCGATACCAATCAGGATGATATTCCTTTGCCAATGATAGGACATGAAGTTCTAGTATTTGTTCCCATTGTGTTGCTACATCTAACCCATATAGTGTTGCCATCTTATTTTATATTGTCCTTATTTAATGCGGATAAACTAAATCTACCTTTGTGCTAACTGCAAGTCCAGAAGCAAATACTACAGAAGTTCCACCTGAAACAGTAACATCTGTACCATTTACCATCTTAACTCCATTTGCAAAAACTTCAATTTTATTTGCTGTATAAGATGCAGATGAAGTAAAAGTGGTTTGTGATGCTGTAGCAGTAAATGAATCATAAGTTAATGCAATACCATAACCGCTATATCCTGAATAACCAGAGTAACCGCTTGTGCCGACTGATCCACTATAGCCGCTGTAACCAGAAACTCCAGAGCCAGAATAGCCTGAATAACCACTATACCCAGAAATTCCTGAACCAGAATAACCAGAGTAACCGCTTGTTCCAGATGCGCCATTAATACCGCTATATCCAGAGTAGCCGCTTGTTCCGCTATAACCAGATTGGGTATACATCACTTGAGTGGCAGTAACAATAACTCCGGGGGTTACTGGGACATTTGGGCTTGTAGTTGCAGATAGGGTTTGAATACTAATGCTTGTATTAGATACTGCCCAAGCTAATTGCAAATAATCGCCAGCGGCAACAGTTAATACATAATTTACAGCGGCAATAACAGCGGCAGAACCACCATGACTTGTTCCGGGAACATTATATAAACTGTTGCTATCTGCTACATCTGTTCCATTTTTTCTTAACCATACATCAACATCAAAACCATTAGATGCAGAATTTAAGAATTGAATAGAATATTGAAGGTTGTAAGTTCCAGCATTAGCAAAAGTAATTCTATTGCCAGAAACAATGCTTACACCATTGGCTTCAAATTGATTGCCAAT